TGTAAGTTAAAGCAGTTGTGTTACCGATCATTTTGAAGTATCCGCGTTGTTGTTCAGCAGAAAGGGTAAGTTGGGTCCAGATGTGCATCCAGTCACCATATTGACGATCAATGCGTTGACCACCAATTTCGACTTCAACTTGGGAGATAAGTTGATGTCCAGGGAAATCTAACCAACGAGCATAGACATCGGTATCTTCGCTGTTACGCATGGTTTGGTTAATTTCAGGAAGAGTGACTTGGAGGTAAGTGCGATAAGCAAGATCACCATTACGGCTGATTGTGCAAGTTACACGACGTCCGAAATCGGCTTGTCCGTTGAATGTTTGTTCGATTGATTCCATGGCAAAGTTAGTGTATCTGCGATAGGTTACTTTCCAGAAAGTGATTTGAGGATTACCAGTGAGGTACACATCTTGTGCACCATAAGCTACGAGTTGCATGAGTCCACCGCCCATTGTTATAATATTGCTAAAGATAAAAATTTTACGAAATTTAATTTAATTAATTAAACAAGTTAAATAATTCATATTGGTTGTATAACATTTTTCACCCAAATTAAGGTGTGGTAATATTTTCTTTAATAAATTTTTTTAAATATGCATCAGAAAAATATTCTTTTTTATTTTCATGTTTTTTGTTGAAAATATAACATCCATTTACCTTTTTTACTGACCATCCTCTTTCTAAAGCATTATGAATAAACAGCATAATTTGTAATTGAACATCGCAAACCTCTGAAATATCTGACATTTTCATAAATTCAACCATTTTTATTTCAACATATATTTGATTTTTTTCTCTTTATCGAATATTACTAAAATATCATATAAAAATAACTCATTGTTTTTTATTAAGACATGCCTTTATTTAAACCGAAAACAAATAAAGCGTTAATTGTTGATAGTCAGAAATCAGTAACTTTAGACAACAAACATAATGAAATTATAGAAACATTTCAACACCAAGAAGAAAATGATATACCTAAAATAAATGCAAAAATAAAAACTCTTAAAAAGATTTTGAAACATAAAAAAATTTCACTGACAACCAAACTTGAAATTCAAGATAAAATTAAAGATTTAAAAAAAGAAAGGGAAGACTTAAAAGAAAATAAAAAAGAATATTTCTTGGAAAATTCGTCCTTAATATTTGATTATTTTGAAACAAAAAAGAATATCGCCAATGAACCAACACAAACAAAAGTATTGGATAGTTTCTTTAAAATTAAAAGTGAAACGAATAACGACGAAGGTAACAACAATCAAAAAACCCAAACGTTAGTCAATAATTACCTATCAAATCTTGATGAAAACTTTATAAATATGGAACATTACACTTATAAAGAAAATTTATGCTACCATTGCTACAAAGGTGAACTTATACCGATTGATGACGAAGGTATTCTAGTTTGCAATCAATGCTCCAAACATATTTCACATTTAATAGAAAATGAAAGACCATCTTATAAAGAACCCCCTAAAGAAGTTTGTTTTTATGCATATAAACGCATTAATCATTTTCGTGAAATATTAGCTCAATTTCAAGCAAAAGAAACCACACAAATACCCGATAAAGTAATCGATGATATCAAAAACCAAATAAAAAAAGAACGTATTGATTTAAAACATATTACAAATATCAAGGCCAAAGAAATACTAAAAAAATTAGGTTATAATAAATATTACGAACACATTCCTTTTATTAAAGATATTATTGGAATCAAACCACCGGTAATGAGTCCAGAATTAGAAGATACTTTATGTAATCTATTTATGGATATTCAATCACCATATGCAAAATTTTGTCCAGATGACAGAGTTAATTTTTTAAATTATTATTATACCGTTTATAAACTATGTGAATTATTGGATCAAAAACAATTTTTGCCTTTTTTTCCGATGTTAAAAGACCGCGAGAAAAGAATCGAACAAGATGTAATATGGAAACAAATATGTAATCTACTAGATTGGGAATTTATACCAACAATTTGATTAGATTTTTTTCTTGTATTTTGCAACTTTTCGAGTACCATATTTATGTTTTTTACGCGATTTTAATGCATTTTTATAAGCTTTACCTGTCTTTTTACATCCGTTTTGTAAAATATGAAAATCAATTGCTGCTGATTTCCCCCCAGTTATAGAACTTGCCAAGCGCGCATATCCCCAAGAATGTGCACTTTGATTTGGCCGCGAACCAGAAGAAAAATATGCACCTTGTCCTTTTTTTACAATAGCATCTAACGCATCAATACTGCAACCTGTTTTCGATGATAATTCTTTTGATGGTTTTACATTAGAAATCTTGTACATTTTTTCTGCTTTTAAAATGTGTCCTGATTTTTTTGAAGTAAATGATTTTACTTTTTTACGTGTAAAATATTTACCCTTTTTGTATAATTTGCGTGATTTTTTCAATTGTTTTTCCTGCTGTCCTTTATCTTTTTTAGATAATCGGTCAGGTATATATTTTTTAGGAACATTTCGCTTAACCATTTTACTAATATATACAAATAAAATAGTATTTTACATATTATTTTATTTTATGATTTGATACCTTGGTGTTTTTATCCGGATACATTATATATATATGATTCGGTTACCAAATGAAATAATAGTTCACATATATTCATTTGATTCTAGATATCATGATTTATACAATATTTGCATTAATGAAATGAAAACCAGGTGGAAAAAAGAATATCACGATTATGTTATTTGGCGTTCACATTGTTGCTGATTCTGTTTATATTATTAGACATATTCTTTAGCAAGATCTTTATAATTAGGTTCCGTGCTTTCTAGTTCTTTTTCTTTTTTTATCCATGATAATAAATTTACATTGTTTTTGTACATTCGTTCCTTATTAACAATAACGTATTTATTACGTTGTTTTGTATCCATAATAATTTCAAATTGTGTAAAAAGGTCTTGTTTTGTTTTTACAATTTGTAAGAAATCCTTTTCCATTTTCTTTTTGGATTCACACCATTCTTCAAAGCGTTTAATTGGGTCTTGGTGTAACCAAAGTTCGTGGTACCTCCATTGTTCCAAAACATCGATGCGATATTTAATGTTGTTTTGCAATAAGGAATATTGTTCTCTTAAATTGTGAATTTTCTCTTTTTGTTCATCTAATTTATAGTATTTTGAAATAGATAATAGTAAACTTGTATAAGTAGATATAACAATCGATATTACAAATGCAATTTCATCACTAATAGTAAAAACTACTTTTGTAGCTTGAATAAATCCAGAAAGAGTAGAAAAGAAAATAATAGATGTTTGGAAATAAGATATCCACATAAAAAGTGTATCATAGTTTAAATCCAATAACCTTTTATTACGGACACATTCGTCTAAAATTTCCGTGTTATAATGTTCCATTGATTGGTATTCATGTTTAAATATAATAAATTGATTATGCTTTTCATATTCCGGATTTTGATTTTCTGTCTCTTGTTTACTTGTAACGATTTCTGTTTTATCATCATTTACGTCTGAATCAATTGTTTCTACTACTTCATTTGTTGCATTGTTAATTATATCATTATTACTTATATCATTGGAAGCCATATACATTTATACCGAAAAAAAAAGTTCTAATTAACATTATATGCGTGAAAAACATCAAAAAGAAAATAAAGAATTTTTTTTATCAAATCTACCAATTGAATTATCCCGTTGTATATACGATTATATTCCCCATTTATATTGTAGTCAATGTTACAAAAAACTAATAAATTATAGAAGGTGTCATATTTATTATCATATACGAATCAATCAAAATCTATTTTGCAGTTATTATTGTGCGATTCGAAACAAATATATTAAATACACATATTTTTTTCAGTTAAATTTTTTGATTATCACATTAAGAATTGCAATTGTTTTTAGTTATGTAATTATAATTCCTTATATTTTACTTAATTTAATATTTATTATAATCTTTAAATCTTGTAAGTTGATTGTTCTAGGAACATTTTGAATTAATATATTTAACATTTGCTAAATATATTATTAATATTATTATTATTTAATTATCTCATTCTTGGGAATCCTACTAAGTTAGCACCAATACCGAATCCGGCACCAGAGCGAGCACTTACGGCCATGGAAGGGATATATGTATCAAGAATACTGAATGTAGCAGCAGCTGTTAACGCAATAAGAGCAATTTCTTCTACATTCAATGCTTTTTTGGGGATAGCGTAAGCGGCTAAGGCAACCATCAAACCTTCGACTAAATATTTGATGGCGCGTTTAAGAAGTTCTCCTAAATCAAACATTTCCATTTATAAATAAAAGGCAGAAAAAAAAATTATTATGAAACAAAACTTAAATAGTTTCTTAATATAAAGTATATATGAGTCTGTCTAAAGAATCTCAGCCAAAAGAAACAAAAAAATATGTAGATTTGTTAGATGAAGACCAGCCTATTTCAGGTCAAAAATTTGCATGCATTTCATTTATTTCACCTGAAAATATTGTGAAACAAAAAGAAATGTTTATGTTTGAACAATTTCTAAAAAATTATGATTATATTCAATCAATGGAAAAATTCCAAGGCTTCATGCAATTCATTTCTTACAAATATAAATTGAATAATGATAATTTAATGTCTGACCTTGAAGAATTTGTTAAAGATGAAAGAGGTACATTGATGTCTAACACACTAGAAGACCAGTTTAAAAATTTCATTGATAAAAATGAAGAAAAATTAGAAAGTGAATTTTCCCGTTTGCATCATTTCCAGACATCTACACGTGGAATTAAAGTACGCGGTGTGTTTTCAAGTCAAGAAGAAGCGGAAATGAGATGTAAAATGCTGCGAGAAATTGACCCTAATCATGATGTATACGTTGGACCAATCGGTATGTGGATGCCTTGGGAACCTGAAGCATATAAAACAGGACGCGTCGAATATTTGGAGGAAGAACTTAATAAACTAATGCATGAAAAATTCGATAACGAAAAAGGTGCTAAATTAGAATTTGAAAAACGTGTACGCGAAGCCAAAGAAAAAGCACTCGAAGAAAATAAAGAAAAAGCTGATAAAACCGGTAATGTTCTTACGCAAACA